GGATCATTCTTGCCAAAGTTTACGTTATTAAAAATGTATTTACCTAATGGTTTGTGAACACCTTCAGTTGTGGACATAATTTTAGATAGAGTACCACTTGGTTTAACCGTAGTTACATTCTTTGGTAATTGCATCTTTAATTGCTTAGCCATACTGTATGCTGAAGATGTTGCAACTCTTTGCATTATCTGTATTTCATATTCAGACAAATCATCTCGTCTAACTATTCCAGTTAATCCTACACCACATAATCTCAAAAATTCATTATTTAAATGCCAAGATTCTTGTAATACACCATCTCTAAGGTTCACACAAGTTTGTCTGTAGTTTGCTCTAGCAGATAAATGCAGTGCTCTATGCATAGCAGTTGTATCTCCAACGAACTTTCCAACGTCAATTTCCACAAGATTACAGAACGTTTTATTCCCAAGTAATATCTCACAACAGGGATTAGAACCTCTAAACCAAGGAGCTCTAGTAAGTGCAGTTTCACCGTTTACGAATCCAGGTTCTGAACCTCCAGACTCTTCCATAAGTTGAAATACATTTTCTAATTGCTCTTTTGTTGGTTTAGTATAAAATACTAATGAATTATTTGATTGTATTCTTTGTATGTCTACAGTTGTAGCACCACAATCGTTACACTTATTTACATTAGTACTGTGAGAACCACAAGTTTTACATCTCCAATAGTCTCTCTTAGCTATTGCAAACTCTTGCCATTCTGGTTTTTCATATTCAAATAATGCTATCTGAGCAGAACGTCTACTTGAAAGTATAGTTCCTAACCAGTTAACTAGATCTAATATGTCCATCTTAGTAAGCAGTTGTCCGGCTTTTCTATTTAGAATCTCTGATATAGCTACAAAAGCAATACTTATCGCTTCATCTCCTGAAGATATCCATCCATACCCTTTAAGCCTCTCACCAGCTGGTCGTAACTCTGAGAAGTCGAAGCAAAGGGAATCAACATCTCTTTTCCCCGCAAGTAGTTTTCCGATTGATTTAGCCCAAGCCTCTGCTGAGTCACCAACTTTAATTGTCCACTTTTTTGTTTTGCTGCAATATTCTTCTTCATTATCCTGCATTCCACCTTTAGTCTTACGTTCAGTTCTTATTACTTCTACGTTTTTAATAGGCTTAAAGAATCCATTTAGAGTCCCTGTTATAGGTTTGAATCCAACCCCACATCCTTGCATTAACAACCACAAAACATCAACAACATCATAAACCGTTTCTACCTCTGTAAAACTACAGTTAAATTGTGATGCTTCTCTACGTTTAGCTACTTCAGTATCACCAAGCCATAAAGTTCTTCCTGATACTGATACTTTCCTTTCTATCATTATTTGTTTAAATTCAGACAGTTCAGATACTTCAGCCTTTGACAATTTAGAGCCTTTTGCTCTTTCCCATAACCATAGTTGATGCCTTTCTACTCTATCACAAATTTGTTCCCAAGTTTCAAAAGTATTTTCATTATCATCTAATGGTCTAGAGTAGGTTCTTCTAACTATTACATCAGCTCTAGTCTTCATTATAGTTACTTTCATATCTCAATGATATAAACAAGGCATTAAGTCTTAATTCTTTAGCCTTTGTATCTGCTTGCAATTTTAATATTTTTAATTCATTATTCGATATATCATTCATAGTTTCTTCTATATCAGTTCTTATTTCTTCTTTGTTCATCATCTTTTTGCCTTATGAAAATCAGCTTTGTACCATTTTGCTTTAGCTTCATCAGTCTTAAACTTCTCAAACTTACCATCAACAACTTTACCCTCTCTAGAGTTAATTTCTTGTTGAACTTCATCCATAACAATTTCTGCATCAAATTCAAGTTGTTCTATAGCTTCCACCGCATAAACAATTCTGTCACCTAATGCATCAACTTTTACGAAAGAGTTGTTGGTTATTTCAATACCATTTTCTATAGCATTATTTCTATTAACTATGAATCTATTAGCAAACTGTTTACCAGCTTTCTTACAATATTCATCTGGGTAACCCATTAGTTCAAACATCTCTTCTAGATCTTTTCGTAAGTATGTTTCCAAATCAAATCCATTAGCGTCGAGACCTCTATCTCTTCTAAATCGCTCTAAATCCTTAAATATTTTACTCATCTTTTTCCTTTCTATCTAGATATTCATCTAGAATCAACTCCATATCTGGAACCTTACTACCTTTGGCATTGACCGTTGGTGCTGTTTCCATATCTATCCAAAGATAAATAAACTTATTGTTATAGAAAGGAGTTATCAACTTTAATCCTAATGTATTATCAGGACTTGTATCATATATAACATATTTCTCAGCAATTTTTAAATCATCCATTATCTTTCTTGGTATTGCAAAATTCTTATCTAAAGTCTTAATAGCATCCTCTATTTCTAAAGTATTTTTAGAAAAGAACTCTTCGATCTTGGTTCTACATTCCCAATATGTATTGCCAGCACCAACGCATATTCTACAAAATGGAGGCTTATCGTAATAACAAACTATGTTTCCTTTTGTTTCAGATGCATTAGATTGTAAAAAAACAGGAATACCGTTAAGTATTTCCCGCTTAGAAGTTTTACTTGCTCTTGGTTTTTTACCATAGATAGCGTAAGGTTTCATTAATCTAGTTGATTTTTCTTAGCTGCTCATCATTATAAGCAATATTATCTTTGGCTTGATTAGCATCAAAGATTATTTGACTACAATATTGTACGAATACAGACCTTGCAACCATTTTCTCCATAATTCTAGTTCTAGTAGATTCATCAAATTGAGAAATATTCATAGTATTGGTAATAGCGAATGCTTTAACATATTGCTCACCAAATACTAGTTTAAAATCTTTATTCTCTTCAAGTCTAGCCAAAGATTCACCACACTTAATCATATCATCAAGAGCTACAATTTCACCATCGCTAAGAGGTTCATATCCTTCCATTTCATCTTCACCCATATTACGTCCTAAAGAACGTCGTCAGCAGTTGCTTCTTCTTGAGGAGCACTAGCAGCAGGAGTAACAGATTTAGTAGCACCTGGTTTAGCACCACCATTTGCAATATGATTCTTGTATTGTTTAGTTTCATAAGGTGTTAAAGTTTTAGCTAATTCTTTAGAATATTTAGCTTCAGTACCTTGTTGAATTTCTGCAAGAGTTCTACCCTCTTTATCAAAAGTTCTATAGATACCTTTTTCATCAACAGCTTGTCCAGCTTTTTTACCTTCTTTTTGGATATCAAATTTTTGTTGAAGTGCAACAGTAACCCATTTACCTACAGTTTCAGTAAATACAGTTTTTGTTTCTTTCTTATCTTTGCTAGTTTGAAGTTCCATTGCAGCAGTAGCTCCAGTTTCAACCCCAAGAAGTTGTGCAGCTTCTTGCCACTTTTTGTAATCATAGTTTTCAGAACCACTTGTCCATTTTTCAGCAATCATCATACCAAAAACTACAGCTCTTTTACCATCTTTATCAGAAAAGTAAAAGTTAGCTCTTGGGTTTTCTTTTTTATCAAATTCAAGAACAACACCTAAACATTGAAGTACGAATACTCCAGTATTTATTCCGCCACCTTGACCAGCAGACTCAGCTGCTTTTGTATCTTTTTTAAATGTAAATGTACTCACTATAACTCCTCATTATTTGTTTCAACTTCAGCAGTTGACGCTTTTTTTTCTTTTCCAAAATCTGGATGATATTTAGATTCAGCCATAGCTTTATCTGTAAATGTAAAAGGGTCTTCTACTGTAGCAATCAAAGTATCTTTGTCAGCTAACAATACATTAGCATCTTCGTAGTTTCCAGTTCTGAATAATTTCATAGCTTTAGCTTCTAACTCAGCAGCAGCTTTACCAATTCTATAAGCAACTTTACTAGCTAGTGCAGAAGCACCTTTTGACTTACCGTCAGATAGTACAAATTCAGACTCAGGTCTATATTCGTTTTTATATCTACACCAGTGACTCATAACACCGTCAATCTCTTTAGAAGGATTCTCAGATGCTCCTCCACCTTTCTGTGGTTTGACAGCGGCAATGATTTCATCCATCGTTATTTCTGTATCTTCAGTATTAAAATCTTTAAGCACTGCATACATATTTGCTTTTGTAAACTTAGCAGTTAGCTTATCTAATACTGACTCGTTTTCGTTTTCGTTCATATGAACTCCTTTTATTATTTTGGCGGTGGTATTCTTTCGAACTTTTCGACGTACTGTTTAATGTAGTCATCAGGATTTCCTCCACCCCTTAAATGCAATATGCTCTTAGTGACTGTCGTTAGTACACCAAAGTTAAATAGTCCAAGTAGAACTACCATAGCTTCAGAGCGTAATTCCAGTGCTTCCAGAGTCTCTATATCATTAAGGTCAAACCCAAGCATTTTCAGAGAGTTGGCAAAGCGTTTAACTTTTAGCATATCACCGTTAAAGTAATGCTTCAAACCTCCTACTAATCCATCTCTCTTTTCTTTAAGCTTCTCTTCCATGGAAAGTATCCACAGCTTTAAACACCTTTGAAATATCATTAGGTACTTTACCTTTAAACATTCCAGGAGGTGATTTACTTGAGCTCTTCTTGTTTGGTTTATATTTTAAATAACATTCAGTCATATCACCAGACTCAACATCCATTAAAGTTTTACCATTAGCATTAACATATGTTTCCATATCTTTGTCAGCATACTCAGGATTAGTAAATAGAACAACAGTGAATTCTTTCTCTATATTCCCATACTTCCATTCTTTACCTTTGACTCTAGCGTAAGTCTTTGTTTCCCCAAAGCTTTCATCTTTCTGTTCAGGTAAGGCAATAACTAAAACCTTTTGAGGTAATTGTTTAATTTTAGTAAGCACTACACTTATCATCTCATTATACTGAGCCCATACTTCATATCCATTGAATTGAAACATAGCGTATTTTTGAATAATATCACAAACTGCAGATAAACTATCTATACAAACGTAATCTATAGTATTGCAATTATCCTTGATTAATGCTTCAAACTTACTCAACAATCCTTTATAAGAAGTTACATATCTATTTGCATATTCATGTGCATTCTCAAATGGTAAAACTTTATCCTCTGTATTTAGAATCATTGTTCTATTATGCGGTAAGTTTTCAATCAATGTCGACTTACCAGTACCTGTATCCCCAATTACTAAAATAGGGGTATTTTTAATTTCCATTATAATCTCCTCTCGTATTGTCCATTGACTTTAGATAACTAAATAAACCATATATAACTACAAATGGTAACATCAATGGAAACACAAGACAAAACACATAGTCTATAAACCCATCGTGTTCATCTTGTGTAATAGCAAATGCAATAAACCATAGCAATAAATAATAAAATGTAAAGTAAATCATTATCCCTCCCATGGTATTATTTTACTACCGTCATATCCATCCATTCTAACTAGCGTATGATTTAACATACAGTCCAATTCTGAGTCAAAATACTCTATTATATCTTCATAAGTTGCTTCACCATTGTGTTGTCCATATATAATATCTCTAGCACCTTTCTCACCTATTCCTTTAGCACCTGCAACATTATCAGTACTATCACCCATAAGAGTTTGCACTAGATACCACTGCTCAACTTGCTCCGGAGTTCTAGGTAATTGCCATTCTCTTTTATTATAGTCGAAACTATAAGTTGGATTAGCATTGATAACATCTTTATCTATTGCAGATATAAGATAACCTTTAACTCTAGCATAATAATTAACTATATCATCAGCTTCAGCCTTACTACCATCTGGTAATAAGTTTTCAGTAATCATTATAGAATTTAATCTAGCTAGTATCAATCGTTTTAGATCCGTAATTCCAGGAACCGTATTAGGCTTTCTATTTGCTTTGTAGCCTAAGTCACGTAAGTCACCTTTATTAATTCCTCTAGTAATCTCAGTAAATCTAACGCCAGATGGTGAAATGTCATTTCTAAATGATTTCCTTGGACTCAATATTATAAGTGGTATAACTCTATCACCTTTTTCATACTCAACAATACCAGAATGTATATCTTGACAATGTCTGCAACGTTGGGTGAAAACTTGAGCACATATCTTAGATATCTCTCCACAGAATTCTAAATAAGCTAACTCAATATCTATATCCTGTTTATTTTCAGTCATGTGCCTATGACAAGATTTGTAAACTAAAGAATCAGCGTCAATTGCTATATTATAATCCATTATACTGTATCCAATCTTGTTATTTCAAAGCTATGTATATCATCTATATTTATAGCTTTTAAAACTGGTACACCATCTCTTATAAATTCAAACTTAATCACAT